AGACTTTCACTAGAGTGGTTTAAGGGTGCGAATGGCTTACCAGTTGCTCTTATGCCGTCGTCTTTTGACTCTAAAGCAACTGTTCGTGAGAGGATTGGCGTTAGTAAAGTTGAAACTGAAATTCCTTTTTTCCGTGAGTCCATGAGGCTTGGCGAATTAGATAGGCAAAAAGTCGTTGAATTGCTGTCTAACACAAGAGGTGACGTTTATTCTCAAGAGATTATTCGCAGAATTTTCGATGACGCATATAACCTTTATCTCGGTGCGGAAGTGCAAGCGGAAAGAATGCGCATGCAGTTACTTTCTACTGGGCAAATCGATATTACAGACAACTCTACTCCTTATGAGTATAACTACAACATGGATAGCGGGCATAAGGTTGACGTTGATAATGCTTGGACTGATGCGGAAAACGCAGACCCAGTGGCAGACATCGAGTCAATGCTTGATAAAATCGAAGACGACACAGGCACTAGACCGACACAAGCTATTTGCTCACGCAAAACATTTGGCTATTTAAAGGCTAGTGAAAAAATAAGAGCAGATATGTTCTTGGCTTCTGGTGCGTCGGTGAATGCAGTTATAACAGATGATATGGTAAAGGCTTATTTGCTTAGCAAGTTTGGACTTACTGTTGCTATTTATAACAAGAAGTATAGAAAGCTTGGGATTGACGGCAGGCCGTCTACTACAAGCAATCAATTCTTCCCTGATGACGTTTTCACTTTAATTCCTGATACAACGCTCGGCAATACATATTACGGTCGTACACCAGAGGAAGTTGATTTGCTAAGTGGCGGCTCTACTGCTCAAATTCAAATCGTCGGCGGTGGAATTGCTATTACAACGATTAAAGAGCCACACCCAGTTAATGTTCAAACGATTGTTTCAGGCTTGTTCTTGCCGTCNTTTGAAATGATTGATACAGTGGGTATTTTGAACGTAAACCCTTAGTTGTTTGAAAAAGGAGGATTGTTTTGAGGGTAGAATTTTTAAAACCAACATCATACAAAGCTAAAGTGTATGGTACTGGTGAAGTGGGCAACATCAACGACGCTGATTATAACCGCCTATTTAAGCGAGGCTCGGTGAGAATGCTACAAATGGGTAAGGTTGAACCTGAAAAACCCGTTGAAACNCCTAATAAAAAGGTAGANCAGGAAAAGAAAAAGGCAGAGTCCGACGAAAAGGCAAAAATCGTTGTTGATAATGAGATTAAAAAGTATATTGAAACTGGCAAATTTTTCACTGGCTTTGTTCGAGAGTCTATTCTTGACGATTATGCCAAGGGGTATGGTGTAGACGTTTCTTCTTGCAAAACCAAAGATGAAAAATTAATTGCGGTTGCAAATGCCATTAAAGAGTTGGAGGGGAAAGATGACGGCTCTTGAAATGGTAAAGGCTAAACTTGTCGGAACGGACTATGAACGATATATATCAGAGGAAAACTTGCTGAAGGCGTATATAAACGACGCTCAACAGCAAGCGACAAGTATAGTTTATCCATTCGACGAAACGGCAACTTTGCCAGATATCCCGAAATATCATTCGTGGGTGGCAAGAGCTACTATTGAAATGATTATGCGTCGTGGAGCGGAGGGGCAACTTGCCCATAACGAGAATGGGATAAACCGAACTTACGACGGAGGTGTTCTCTCACAAAGCTTAATTGATGAATTAACGCCAAAAGGCAAAATATTAAAGCGGTAGAAAGAGTTTTCTCTTTTTATAGTGGTGGCAAAAAGGCGACTTTATGAGTGGTTTCCTCCTTTCCACTCATAGTCACCACAAATATAAATACAGTGAGGGCAGAGCTGGTTTATTGGCTTTGTTTTTATACAAGGAGTGAAAATGGGGCTAATTAGAAACAAAACAAAGGTTTTTTATAAAAATCAAACTGGCATACAAGAATTATATGACGATTACGGAAACGCAACAGGTTCATATTTCCCTATTTATAGTGAGCTAAAAGAGGCGTGGCTGTCCGTTTCGCCAAATAAAGGCACGGCTGATACGCAATACTTTGGAAATTTGCTGGACTATGACCGAGTTATGACAACTAACAACATCAATCTTGATATAGATGAGCAAACGGTACTTTGGATTGACGGAGCAGACACTAATAAAGGCTATAATTTCGTGGTAGAGAGAGTGGCTCGTTCAATAAATTCCATTTCATACGCTATTCGACAAGTAGATGTTACGGAGGCAATAAAAACTGATGGCTAAAACCATATCGTTTCGATTAACTCCAAAAGACATTGACAAGGCGATAGCAGAAGTTAATGAATATAAAAAAAGTATTAAAGGCAAATCGGCTAAGTTGATAAAAAGACTAAGTGAAAAAGGCGTTGAAATTGTTAGAAAAAATATTCTAAATCTTGACATATTAGACACGGGCGAACTTTATAACAGCGTTTCTGTTTTTTATTCAGAATCCGAAAACGCAGGATATATTCTCATTGATTGTGACTATGCTCTTTTTGTCGAATTTGGAACGGGCGTTGTTGGTAAAACGTCGCCTTATCCGGGAGAGGCAATGGCTGAAATTGGATACCAATACGGCGGTGGTACAACTTACGTTGTGACTAAAGATGGCCGAATTGGTTGGTTTTATCCAGCAGACGACGGAACGTGGCGATTTACAGAGGGAATGCCGAGCAGACCGTTCATTCACAATTCGGTTAAAGAGTTAAAAAGGCTTTTCCCATCAATCGCAAAGGAAGTGTTTAAGTGATAGACCATGAAACGAAAATCTATTCACAAGTGGCAGATGTACTAAGAGCCAAATATGATGGAATTTTCATTGTTGGCGAGGCAATAGACACACCAAATAGATTTCCAGCAGTTTCAATCGTACAGCTTTCAAATATTTTACACTTTGACTCAAGGAGCGTAACTGAAAGCGGTGTTTTTGGAAATCATGCAGAAGTCACGTTTGAAATTAACGTTTACAGCAATTTGACATCTGGGAAAAAGCAACAGTGCAAAAATATTTCTGCTGATATATTGAACGAGTTCGCAAAAATGGGGTTTATCAGAACATTTTATCAGCCTATTCCGAACTTTTCAAACACTTCAATTTATAGAGAAACAGCAAGAGTAACAGGGATAATATCCAAAGACGGATACGTTTATACAAATTAAACATCATACGGAGGAACGATATGAGTGTAGGTATACTTTCAGCTGGTTTAAAAATCGGCTATGCAACGGGCACAACTAGACCGACATCTGGCTATACATATTTACCAGAAGTAAAAGATATTCCGCAAAGCACAACAGAGGCGTCAACTCACCAAGTTACAGACTTTAACGAAATGTATCAACACGTTTCTATCGGCGGCTTGTTAGGTGAGCCGGGAAACATTCAAATCACCATGAACAGAAATGATACAGCTGTTACAGCGTGGGAAAAAATGCTGAGTACTTTTGAGGAAATGACAGCTGGCACAAAGATGTATTTTACAATCGAGCACCCATCTTTATCGGACGCAGACTTTTTCAGCGGCAAGCCTTATCCACTTAGTACGATTGGTGGTAGTGTTGACTCGCCACTTGAAATGACGGGAACAATCGCAGTTGAGTCAAGCTTTGAACTAGCAGACAGAGCGACAACATCATAATTGTAAAAAAATTAAGTTTAAATAAAAGGAGAATAACATGGCAGAAAAAACAACTTCAAAGACAGTAGCAAGCGAAAAGAAAGAGATTGAAATCGTCAATCCGATTTTGCTTGATTGGGATGACAGAGAATACACACTAGACTTCAATCGTGACACAGCCTCAGCTTTACAGTATGCAGGTTTTGATGCTGATAAAATAGCGACGCATACGCTCATTTATCCAGAACAGCTGTTTAATTATGCATTTAAAATGCACCACCCTAACGTTAATAGACGACATATTGAGTCAATGTGGAGAAGCCTAGGCGGTGAGGATAGAGCCGATATTGTTTCTGAGTTGCTTAAGCTATATTTCCAAACAATCAACGCAACTTGGGAAGGTGACGGTGGCGAAAAAAAGGTGAAGTGGAGGAGGAAAGGGTAAACAAGCCCTCCCCCTCCTTGCGTCAATCTTTTGCTCAAGCTTGCCCTTATTATATGTCAATTGGCATGACGTTTGACGAGTTCTGGTATAAAGAGTCTTGGCGAACTATTGTTTATAGGCGTGCCGATGATATTCGTTTTGAAAAAGACGATATGGCGAGGTGGCTTAACGGCAGGTATGTTTATGAGGCAATTGGCAGACTATCCCCCGTGCTGAACTGGGGAAGTAAAACGGGCAAAGCAGAGCCTTATTTGGACTTGCCTTTTACAAAACAAGCAAAGCCAGAGGAACAACAAAAGACTCAAAGAGAATATGAAGAGGCTGAAATAGCCAACGCAAAAATACTAATGTCGAATTTACGCAGACAATTTAAAAACCGTCCTAAATTAGAATAAGCGAAAGGATAGTGAAAATGAGTTCATTTAATATTGATTCACTAAACATAGAAATCACCGAAAACAGCTCGCAAGCTTATTCTGGTTTGAATAAATTAACAGAAAGCCTGTCAAAGCTGAAAAGCCAATCGACAGGCTTTAAAAATTTAGAAAAACTAGCAAAGTCTATACAACTGATAACTGACGCTACTTCAAAATTAAGTGGTGTTGGTAATCTATCGGCGAAAATTTCACCAATTATAGATAGCTTTTCAGCAGTAAACAGTATGCCATCTTTGAGAACGACTAAACTCAAAAGAGGTGTATCTGTTCTTGCTGAAACGATAGCTACTTTAAATACAATTCCTATTCCTCAAACGGACAGCGTAACAGCTCTTGTGACGGCTTTACAGCCATTAGAAACGATAGGTAGAACTAATCTCACTGGTACGCTTAATTCTCTCCAAAAGCTCCCTAGCATTGTTAATTCGCTTAGTTCTGTTGACACATCTAGCTTTAAAACAGTTGCGACTTCAATTGTTGCAGCGTTAAAGCCTTTAGAGATGTTAGGCAAAACAAACTTAGCGCCGGTGATTAATCAGCTTAAAAAGTTGCCTGAATTATCGAAGTCGCTCGGTAAAATGGACTTAGAGCTGTTTGCAACCCAGATAAACAAAGTCGCAACGACGTTAAAACCATTGGCAAACGAAATGGAGAAAGTTTCAAGGGGCTTTAGTGCTTTACCGTCTAAAATTCAAAGAATTATTACAAGCAACGAGAGATTGAAGAACTCTAACTACAAAACACAGAAAAGCTTTGGAACACTTGGAAGTATAATCAGTAGTAGATTTGGTAGTGCTGTTGTTGGATTTTTCTCCATACATAAAATAATAAATTCTGTTAGTAATTGGATAGCTAATTCAAACGCTTACATAGAGAATTTAAACCTTTTCGAAGTCGCAATGGGTGACGCCGCAGAGGAGGCTTTTGCATTTGCTCAAGCGGCGAATGAGGCTTTGGGCGTGGATGTTTCTGAATTTATACGCTTTCAAGGTGTTTTCCAATCCATTACAAGTGGTTTTGGTGCGTTATCTGAAACGTCTAATGTTATCAGTAAAAACTTGACACAATTAGGCTATGACTTGGCGTCTTTTTACAACTTAGAAATTGAAGATGCTATGCTTAAACTACAATCTGGGTTAGCTGGCGAGCTAGAACCGTTGCGTAGGCTAGGTTTTGCCTTAGACCAAGTGACTTTACAGCAAAAAGCGAACGAATTAGGCATACGAAAAAGACTTACTGCCATGACACAATCGGAAAAAGCTGAGTTGCGTTATTACACAATCATGACACAAGGCGAAAAAGCTATGAACGACATGGCTAGAACGATTATGACGCCAACTAATGCTTTGAGAATTTTAAGGCAACAATTCGAGCAGTTACAACGTGCTTTGGGTAACTTGTTTATTCCAATACTTATTAAAATAGTTCCTTATGTGCAGGCTGTCGTTAGAGTTCTAACGGAACTTGCTCAAAAACTTGCCGTTTCTTTAGGTTTTGAATTGCCAACGATAGATTATTCGTCTGTTGGAAACGGGCTGTCTAATATTGTAGACACGGCAGAGGAGGCAAACACAACAGTTAAAGAGTTGAAAAGAACGCTGTCTAGCATAGACCAGTTGAATATAATCGGCACTAAAGATAACTCGGCTAGTGCCGGTGCTGGAAACAGTGCGACGGGGTCATCTTTAGGGATTGACTTGCCTGAATACAACTTCCTTGACGGATTACAAAAGGGAACAGAGGAAATTTATCAAAAAGTAAAGCAATTTTTAACAGTCGATATGCCTAAATGGTTTAAAAAGGTGATGCCTTTAATAAAAACAATCGGCGTTTTATTTGCAGGTTGGAAAATCAGAAAAATGATTGCAGGAATAAAGGATATTGTAGGTTTCCTTAAAAACACAGCTATTGTTAAAGGTGCGATTGCTTTATGGAGTAGGTTTTCAGGTACTTTTAATGCACTTAGACTGGCAGGNGCAGGCTTTTTCACTTCTTTAAAAAGTGGTGCTAAAAGTGCGGCCGCTGGACTTTCGCCTTTGACTAAAGCGTTTATCGGTGCTGGCGGTGTTGTTGGTGCTTTTGCTCTAGGTAAAAAGGGCATGAAATCGTTTATGGACGAAACGAAAAACACGACAGAGAAAGTTAAAGACTTGACTATCAGCATTGGTGGTACTTTAGGAATTGGTGCGGTGATGGGGCTTGTTTTTGGGCCTGCTGGTGTGGTTGTTACTGCATTATCCTTTACAGCAGGTGCAATTTATGAAGTTACAGAAAGGCAACAAGAATTATATAAAAAATTATTAGATAAGACGTTTTATAATGGCGTTGGCGTTTCTCTTGATTTGCTTAGGACAAGGTTTGATGATTTAGCAAGCAAAATCAGTGAAAGCACAAGCAAAACACTTGAATTGTATAAAGTGTATCAAGAAAACCGTAAAACAGCTAACAATGCAGTTGCCGATGTGCAAGATTTAATTACAGAATGGAAAACACTTGGCATAGCTGTAAGCGAAGAAGTAGCACCAAAAATAAAAAGTGCATTAGAAGAAATGTATGTTGCTTCGCAATCTAGTTTAAGAAATGGCACAACAATTATTGTTAATGAGTTAAAAACCGCTTTGAACGATACTGCTAATCAATTTAAAGGTGATGTAAACAGTATGATTTCGGATATGTATCTGTTGCAAGCAAAAGGGAATAAAGAAATTGCAAAACTTAATGAGCGTGCTAATGCATTAATAACTTCAATGATTGATTTAGACCCGCAAAGCTCACAATTCCAAAAGCTTGAATCTGAATTACAAGGAATCCTGAAAACATTTACCGACATAAATCAAACGGTTTCTAAAAGCGAATTGGCGTTTTCTGTATATTCGAAAAACATAGATTTTAGCACTATTAACTTTGAAAGCGAAGATGCCTTTAAAGCATTTCTTACAGATTTAGAGCAACGCTCAAGTGATGCAATGAAAGGGGTAGAAGAAGCACAAATATCTGCTTTAACCACATTGCAAGAACAAAAAAATGCTTACAAAGCACTAGGGCTTGACAGAGCTTTAGGAACAGAGCGTTTCAACAAACTTTTTGATGATTCAGCAAAAATTATTAAGCAAAACTACAATTCTAATAAGTCAAAAATAGACAAAGAATTGAAAGCTATTATGGGGGCAATACAGCTTTCACTTAATAAAAAAATAGAAGATATTGAAATAAGCCTAAGAGCTGCAAAAAAGTCAAGAAATAAGTTTGTACGGTTTATTAGTAATACGTTTAGCGTTTATTCATCAGTGTATAAAAATTTTGAAGGTGTTCAGTCGGCTATAGACAAGGCTAATGACAAGCTAAATATTACTCCAAATGAAAAACTGGGCAAACAACTTTTAGCTGGCTTAGAGAATGGCTTTGAGCAAAGCTTCCCATCGGTTGCTAACAAAATAACCGGAACAATAGATGATTTTTCGTTAAACAATCCACTTTCGATAAAATCTCAATATGTTGAGCCGACTAATTCATCGGT